GCTTGACTTTGGGGCTGGTTAGCGTATAATGGTAGGTGTCGAAGGAAACGGGGTGGACACGGAGAGTGGGCGATAGTTTTATAATCTATAACCATCGTCATCATCGTCCAAATTCGGTATATCCACCCAATAATCGTCAGCCAATAATGTCCGAAGTGGAGTATTAATTACCGATTGTCTCGCAATAGCCTCAGGTGTCTGATTATATTCGGTGGCAACTTCACGCATGGCCTCCCGCATTCTCTCTGTGGGTTCTCGGTCGGTACTCGCACAGGATTGTGAGCAATATGGCCCACGTTTCCTGTGTTTTTTCTCGCAAAATTTACAGTTCTTTTCTTTGTATATTCCGGGCATTTTACTACAGGCTGGTTGTTACCTGTTTCCGCAGTATATTATTCTGTTTATTATATATATTGCAGCATATTATTCTGTGTTGAAAATGATATAGCATCTTGCTCACTAGCAAATGAGAATGTAAATGTAGTCCACATATGGTGCCCATCCTCAAAGAAACAATGCCAAACTTTATTAGTATCAAGCCCTTGCCGCATCTCACCATGTTGTTCTCGGCACCAATCCACCATTCGTTCGATATCATTCAGGGATCTATTATGATCCAATACTATGATAACTTTATGCATTAGTTCTATCATTCTGTTACCATCATATTATACAATACAACATAAACTGGTTTCATTCTGATTTAATCTTTATAGAATTTTTTTAAATCGCTTATCTTCTTATCCATCATCTCTGGAGTGACAGGAATAGTACATTCTCGTTCCTTTCTTTTCTTGATGATATATGAATTGTATGGTGAGGTAATAGCCGCCCATAAAACGAATAATATCCATTGAGTGTAGCCAATAATATAATCAAGGTACTCTTTAATTGTTTTCATTCTTTATCCTCTATGCACGGAAGAAATAGGCTAACACTAGCATACCAACAATGACTAGCACAACCTTACCAATAACTAACCATTTCTCAATTGGATCAGGAGTATGGTGACTTTCTATAACTTTATATTCATCTGACATATTACTTCCCTTTAATTGTTTTAATACCTGATGGTCAATATACTTGGCTATCTCTTTTGATTTCTCAGTTAATACTCTCTCCGGTCTCATAGGCGGACAGGTATGTACTTTATTACACCGTGGGCATATCATTTATTCCCTCTATCCATGCTCGGATAATCTTACCATCATGTCTAATTACTCTATTCTCTACCCACTCCATATACCCAACTTTAGGGTCATTTGAATTGCTAGGACGATATTCATGGCATTCTTTACGCTCAACTTTCAATAACTTAGGTCGGCGTAGGGTTTTCTTAATTACTCTGATTGGTCTCATCATTTATATTCCTAATCATTTCTGCATATTCTTTTTTAAGTATACTGGCATAGGCATTGTCTAGCTCATACTTACCATACTTTTGTTCTGATAATACTCTAATAAGTAAATCTTGCTCTCTTACTCTGGATTCCAATTCTTTCAGTCGGTTCTGAGCGGCCTCAGCCTTTTTGTGTGATTCATAATCTCTTTTAATATATGGGTGTAGTGATAGCATACTATTGCACAAGGTATTCTGTTCTTTGAAATGGTCACGCTGCTTCTGTAGCTTTAATATCTTTTTCTTCAGTCGGCCTATGGTTACAGATTCTTCAGTCATTTCGTCACCTAATCAAGAATGTAAACAGGTATTGCGCCATACTCATCGGAGTCGCACGTTAAAAATCCGTCTAGCACATCACCCTCGCTAGTTGTGCGCCGACCAATCCACGCAACAGGATTCAACTCTTTCAACTCACGGGCTGCGTCGAGTGCTACAGTGTGGCGTAATTTTGTTAAACCCATAATGCTTGTGTCGTTTGTATGATGAGCAGACTCAAGAGCATCAATAATCAGATCAAGTTTGTTCATTTACTATCTCCACCGGTGGTAATTGTTCTCTCTGACTCTTGATATTGTCCATTATACCTTTCACCTCACCTCTGATTGGGTTATCATGTGGCATATAGCAATATATTCTATTCAATAGTCTTAATAGGTTGTTCGGATCCATCAGTCATTGTCACATATATCTTTTGAATTTTTTGTTCTATTAGCGGCTCTTGCTCTGATTGCATTTGCACAATACCAAGCACCATCTGCGCCGCTAACATCATCACCCACAAGCCCTTCTGCCTCGTCCTCGCAAACTCTAGCACAAGCCTCACGCTCATCCTGTCTGATTAACTCAGTAAATCGTGTTAGGTTTAATGTCCCCGACATGAAACACCCCCAGTCTTCCGACCAAACGCCACCCGCTTGCACCGCTAACTCTTTTAATCGTTCGTTCATTTTTTATCTCTCAATTTACCAATAAACCCTAGATTCTTACCGCATTGACGGCATATCGCATCACAGGCCTGTGTCTCATTATACCCACCGTCATGCTTACACCTTGATTCTTTGTACCATTGTATAACACTAATGATTGTAATTGTGGCAATAGCTAATACTATTGCCAACACAGTCAATATATCACCAATTGTATAGATAAACATTAGTATATACTCCCCTCTTGATTAGGTTCATTACTATTGGTACACTCAAGCTTATGGTCGGTGGCCTTTGGGCATCGTTTGTTCCCGCAGGTCGGACAGAGGCGCATACGCATAGTGAATGGTTTAAATGCAGTTAATGGTGTGCAAGTATGGCACCAACATTCAAGTTGTTTCATAATAAATCTCCAACGATGTTACTATATTTTTTAAGTTTCTCTAGTTTACGGGACATGGCCAGTTCTATGCCTGTCTCAGATATAAACCCTTGTTGCTCCAATAATACCACAATGCATAGCATATCACCAATCTCCTGTTCAAGGTCTAATCGGTTATTACCATTATCACCAAACCTACGGTATTTGGATACTGCCTGAATTACCTCGGCACATTCTTCCTGCAATATACCGAGGGTCTCCATTAATTTGTTATCACTCATTTAATATTACACACAGCCCGAATCTCTGATGCATCAAAACCTGCCATCATACCGGCAACGGTGCATTTATATTGAGTTTGAGTATGATACGCCGCAACACCAATCATCATAGCAATAAATAATAGGCCTGTGATACAGGCTAAAATTCCTTCTTTCATTTTACTTCTCCATTGTTAATATCATTTTTTAAATCGTAAATCTGCCATGCACCAGCATTTTTAAGCATTATACTAGTTGGTGCAACACCCATGCCGGCATTTGGATCCATGCCATTACTATTAAAGGGTGTGGTCGGCATATGAGGCGGTAATGTCTGTGAAGCTGACGCTTTGTGTACCTTACTTTTGTGTTTGATTATCTGTATCAATTCATTGATTTGGTTGAGGTCAGGTCTATCTTTATATGACCCGAGATAGAACCCTTCAATATTTTCCACCCCACGCAATTGTATGGGATCACTCACATAAACATATTCATTCGGGTTGTATCCCATCTTATCAATATGGTGGTTATATTCATGCCGATTACCAGCAACAACGAATTTCATTCTTTATCCTCTATGCATTTCATATATTCCCGCTGCTCAAATTTCTGCTCTTGCATGGTCTTTTCACCCCAAGCCTTGCGAGGGTTCATGCAAGCAATACAATTTTTATTACCACAACCAAACATAGAACGCTTTGCATACTTGTGTGGATTGTCTACCACATTATCATAACCATAGGCCTTGGCTATCTTTACCTTTCTTACCACTTTCTTGGACTTTTGCTGTAAACGCTCTGAATGCTTGAGTTTATCATCTGTACTCATTTCTTAATCAATCTCTCTATCATTCTTTGTGTTTTACTAACCAATTGGCCACCATGTAATTGGTAGGCTAATATTTCAATTAAATCAACTGAATTAATTTCACCATCATAATCATCATCAAACCATTTTTGAATCTTGTATAAACCATTTTCTTGTGTAATTTTGTATCTAACATTCATGATTTTAGCTCCGTAAGTTCACCTGTGTTACCAATATCACCACGAATAAAGGTATTGAAGGCAAGGCTAGTTCTAAGGTTTTTGCCTTCTTTTTGTTCAACCATATGCTGCAGCTCAGATGGAAACATAACAAGGGCACCTGTACCGACAGGGAACCACCATGATTCTGAATTGTATAGATTCCATGTGGCTATATCAGGTTTGATTCTTTTGTATGCATCGGAACTATAGAACATGATCTTGTCTTTGTCCTTATTAGAATCAAGGTACAATACACCTGAGACCAGACTATTTGGGTGTGCATGGCGATGGTGGTATTCACCAGGTTTTGTGTAATTGATCCATGATTGTGTGATATATGGTTTAACCTTATCTTTCACACACATAATATTGGTATAATATTCGGTAACATATTCATCCAATACCTTTTTGATATTAGCCATCACAGGTTGATTCAAAATGTAAGTATCAACTGTGTTAACATTACCATTATTCTTTACAGTCTTGGATTGTTGTTGTTTAAAGAACGCCAGTTCTTCTTTAGTGTATGCTCGACCCATTTCACCAAACATAACAGGTGTCGGGAATAGGCCATGTACGATTGGTGTAATCATATAAGTTTCTCTAATCTAAGTGTTTTGACTTGATTATCGGGTAGAACAAAGGCTCTTGCTCTGAATGATGCTGTACCTGAAAGTATATCTTCAGATTTAGTAAACTCAACGAGTTTGAGCTCAATCATAGCTTCAGCTATTTTATGTGCAAGTCTTTGTTTGATTTCATTTTCGGTCATGGTTCGACCAATTGTATCATAGTCACGAAGTTCCCATTGGCAAACTAAGGCCTTGCCGATGAGGTCAAACGATTTGATTTCTATTTGAGGGAGGTTGTTCATAATATAGTCCTAATGTCACCAGTATATCATAGTCTATAAAAACTTGCGGCAAGGATGAAAGAACATTGCCACAAATTTCTTACCGTCTTTAGATGCAGCATCTAATTTGTACCCAATGTTGATTACTACCGCACGATCAATTGTATAGAACCATTTCATCTTGTACCACCAACCAATCTGGCCTTTTGAATTGGTTACTTTCCAAAAACTAGAGTGACTAGTCTTAGTACCCCATAATTCATTGTTATCTCTTGCAACCAAATATACCATGTCGTTTGAATCATAACCAAGGCTCTGACCGAACCCATATGCAGGGTTGCGACACAACCATAATATACGATAGGCATAACGCACCAACCAATTTGTATCATAATCATACCTGCGTAGGAATTTTATTACACCACTCTGAAGTTCATAGTCGGCATAGTACATTTCATCAGCAGGTGCATCCGGTGTACTGAACCCTTTGAATATAGGCAATAGAAAGTCTCTCTTGAGGCCTGGATGTAATGATGGGAAACCTGTAACTTCTGATTCTTCTGCCTTGTATGTAAACAAAGCGATGATAGGTGAAAATACAATTGTCACCAGATCCAATAATAATAGTGCAGGCACCTTCAGTACCCATAATAGGATAGATAATAACATTTTTTATTCCTTTTCTTGGATTATACTATTGTTCCATTACTTATAGTGGTAATGGTACAAACCCACCAGAAAGGTGGGTTTATTTGAGACAATTGCCTATACTGACAATTCTTCTTGTGGATCTTTTGAGGTCACAAAATTGACATACTCTACTGCATCATCTTCCTCTGTAAAATACCGAACGATGGTCTGTCCGGTATATAATGAGGTGAACAACAATAAAATATTACAATTTCGATATACGGAAAACTTAATAGCCCACCCGTTGCGGGATACAGGGCTAAAACTTTTTGATTTAGCCTTTATTTCCAACATAAGCAAATGACTTGAGTTTTCCGGTTTTGACGATTTCTTTTGCATTTTCGCTACATTCTTTAACAATATCTATTACCTTACTGGTGTATGTAGTAAATGTAGAATTTGTAAGTTGGTCAAATGATTTGATGTTGGACACCTGAAATGCTTCAATAGTATTTAATACTGATTCAGCATATGATTTAATTTTGGCGTCAAATTGACTGACCATTGATTGTGGGTTAAACATATTAAACATATTATTTTCCTGTTTTAGTGTAGTATTCGATTCGTTGCAATCTGGCTTCTACGATTGCTGTAAATAGAACGGTGAAATATTTTGAAATTGTTTGCATGGCTATTCCTAATTAAATTTGGTTTGCGTATAGATTCTCATTAAATTCTCAACTTCTGAAATAGTCTGAGGATTATTCTTTAGAATAAATGCCTCAAACTGACACTTTGGTTTTAAATAAGATAAAAGTTTCTTAATCATAAATTGTCCTTACTAAGTATTTTAATAGGTATCGTTTGTACTAATACTTTTATTTAGACAATATTATACTGCAAACGCACATTTTTTTAGGTATATTTGAAATTAACAACTGTTATAAATAGGTGTAGGTCACCGAGCTGTAACTCGTACCTACTCTAACATTGTAAAGGAATGCCAGCATGAATATTTATAAATCGCCAACACAGCGACAAATTGACAATTTCAAACCAACATTTTTATACTTAAAACGCCATAAGGATACTAAACTTTATTATTTTGGAAAAACTGCTACATCCGATCCTGTAAAATACAACGGTTCTGGTAAATATTGGAAAAACCATTTGAAAAAATATGGCAAAAATATTGAAACTGTTTGGTACCAGAAATTTTACGACATACAGAAGTTAATTGGTTTTGCTTCAGCGTTTTCAGAAATTTTTGATATATCAAATTCAGAATTGTTTGCAAATTTATGTGAAGAAAATGGTTTAGATGGTGGAGATCCAGGTAAAGCCGCATCAAAAAAAACTAGTCTTGCTCTGAAAGGCAGAAAACAGCCTCAATCTAGTATAGATAAACGAAAGAAAACCCTTTCAGAGAATCCTATCATTTTTACAGAAAGTCGTAAACAAAAAATATCAAAATCTTTAACTGGTAAAAAATTATCACAAAAACACATTGAAGCTATGAAACTTGGTTCAAAAACTGAAAAAAGCGTAGAATCTAGGAAACTTAATTTTGACAGAACCGGTAAAATACCTTGGAATAAAGGTATTAAAACCGGTAATAAAAACTTAATCTCCTAATTTTTCGCAAGCTATAATCCAAGATTTAACCAATGAAGATCGGCAGATATCTTCAGGAGTAAAATGAATCCTACTGAATTCAGGCATGGTTTCAGCAACCCTAAGAAAATCACCTAATCCGGAAATATCGTGTTTATTCTTAATTAGATCATTTTGTTTTGTGTCACCACAGAAAATTATCTTGGATCTGTAACCAACTCTAGTCACAATAGAAGATAACTCGTGGAATGTCATTGATTGACATTCATCAACTACTACAATAGCATCATCAAAAGTACAACCTCTAAGAAAACTTGTACTTACAAATTGAATAAAATCCTGTTCACAAAGTCTCTGGTAAGCATCTTTGCGACCAAATAGAGTTTCGCAAATTTGGTGATAAGGTTGTTCATATAAACTCATCTTATCTTCGACCGATCCTGGAGTAAATCCCATGTCTCGGCCTTGAACAGCTGACCGCACAATGATAACCTTTTTGAAAGGATTGGACTTATCCAATACTTCTTCTAAAGCTTTGTATAAAGCAATAAAAGATTTACCCACACCAGCTGATCCTGACAACATCATAAAGTAGTCTTGTCTCTTGTATGCATCAAAAAATAGTTTCTGATTCTCAGTCAATGGGTCAAATGTCTTTAGGTCATCTATCCTGATCTTCAGTTGTGTACCAGGTCGTGGTGTTGTAGGTTTAGGTTCTACAAAGGTGTCGGTTGTTTGCTGCTTTCTGGCCATTTTAGTTTTCCTAATACATGGGTTTTGTGAATCTTGCAAGTTACCCAAGAGTTATAATACTGGTCACTCAATAGGGCGTGCCTGTTAAAAATCTCAAATGTTTCTAAATAATTACATTCGGATCTAGTCTTACAAAGGTGTAGTATCTCTCTAGTAAATTTGTCCTCTCCTTCATGTTTAACTTCTGCTTGCAATTCTGTATTGCTTCCCCAATACTCTAGCCAATCACTGGCCTTCCGTACCTTTTTCTTTTTACCCTTGATTTGACGATAACCAGCCTTAGTGAACAATTTCTTGCCCACATACCGTTTACCTGTTTGAATATTGGTGATAAGATACACATAGCCAATGTTATCGGCTATGTGTTCTTCTTTGAATTCTTCTGCTGTATTATGATAAAACCAAGTCAATATTATTCCTCGTCTTGTTCCAACTCATTCTCTAGTATATATTCTGCACAGAAGGGACAAAACTTTGGATCATCTTCACATAACAACTCATCATAATCAATTGTAAATTTAGAATCACAATTTGAACAATGGTGCTTTAAACTTTTCATTTATTTACCAAAATATGATTTAATTTTTGCCTGTGCGGCTACAGCCCAAAATGGTTGCGGAAAATTCCACCCAACAAAAACACCAACTGCGGACCAAAATAGAATTTCTAGCATTTAAATCTCCTTGTTATCATTTACATTTACTATGTTTTTCTTTGAGTGCTGCATCAAAATTGACAGGCCATAGTGGCAATTTTGAGTTCTTATTTGCATTGGACGGCACAGGTATTACCATACCGGCATACTTCTCAATCTCCGCAACCGTTGTTTGTACAGATGATATATTAGAACCTAATCCATTCTTATGTGGAAATAGAAAAGCGAAAGTCTCTCCTGTTTGAGTATCTATAACAACTTTGAAAAACGCTTTAGGAACAACAACTTTATTCACACCTATGGATGGGTCTCCGTATGCATATATTGGTCCAGTCGTAATTTGTAATGTGTGATTGCGCTGCCAAGCCCATACACGAACATCAGTTTCTAATACCTTCCAAATACCACGATTAAGGTTTGGTAATTGTGGAGACATATTGGTCATTAAAAATGATTCTAACTGAATATATTGGTCATATGATAAATCACCATCAGGAACATTATGTCCCTTATCATATCCTGTATCTGCATAGTCATCTGGTGTAGACCTTTTGTCTTTAGGTAAGGACACATCAGTAGCAAATGAATTAGTGCGTGGCCAACAACCCAACGCATTCTCAGGTTTTAGTGTGTATACTACATAAACAGGAATCTTTGCAATATTATCATATACAGTATAGTAACCGTGCCGACAAATGGATGTTGTGTCTTTCTTTTGTATCACTGGTGCACCATAAGGTACAAACTGAGCACATGATTGGACAGGCAATGGTGCCTGTTGATCCCAACCAAACGCTGAAGGTACCACAAATAGTAATGTTAATAATAGATGTTTCATTTTAATCCTTATTAGCACTACCCCACACATCATTCCATGTACCACTCAATGCACCCTTCGCATAGTCGGTAGCACGATTCTCAAAGAAATTGGTGTGAGTCGGTGCGTTAATCATTACTTCCACCCACGGTAATGGGTTGCGTTTGACTTTGAAAATGCCTTTCATGCCTAGGCCAATCAATCGTCTATCTGCTATATATCTAATATATTTCTTTACATCTTCTTTAGTGAGGTTTTCACCTTCTACAATACCAAAGGCTAGGTCAATAAACCTATCTTCTAGTTCAACCATTTTCTCTGCAATGGCGTATATACTTGATTTCAGTTCATCATTCCAAATCTCTGGGTTCTCGTTAATATAGGTCTTAAACAACTTCATCATGTTCTCAGCGTGCATTGTTTCATCAACAATAGACCAAGTAATGATTTGACCCATGCCCTTCATCTTACCGTGACGAGGAAAGTTTAGTAACATAATAAAGGAACTAAACAACTGCATACCCTCTGTGAATGCTGAGAACACCGCAATGTGACGAGCTGTGTTCTCTTTTGTGCCATTCTTGTCTGAAATATCTAGAACATAATCATGTTTGTCTTTCATCTCCTGATACTGTAGAAATTCATTGTATGTGGTATCAGGCAAACCAAGTGTTTCAATCAGGTGTGAGTATGCAGCAATATGTAATGCCTCACGAGCCGCAAAGCCCATCAACATCATACGAACCTCTGGTTGTGGGAAATATGGTAAATAGTTCTTTACATAACCACCTGCTACATCAATATCACCTTGAGTAAAGAATCGGAAGATATGTGTTAGAAATTGTTTCTCACCTTCTGTTAGTTTCTTTTTCCAATCTTTAACATCTTCAAGCATTGGTACTTCTGAGTGAATCCAATGCGACTGCTCATGTTTTAACCATGCATCATATGCCCAAGGATAGTTAAATGGCTTAAAACTATCTCTTGCATCTGTAATTTTACTTTCTATTTTCTTAATCATCTTTTTTCTCATACATTGTGGTGTTTGTATCTCCTAGTGCCCATTTAGCATCAGTCTCTACAGACCATCGCTTCGTTGCTACTCTGAAATCAGGGAGTTTTAATTCTTTGGGATTGCTACTTGGTTCCAAGATTATCATTCTATTGTTTGGTTGTGCTGCGTATTGACCATTATCACATTTAATAAAGTTATATGACTTATGATCTTCAACATCTTCACTAAAACCAGTATCAATTATATTAAAATCAGGGTGAGCCGAATCAACTGTAAACATATACTCACCATATCTCCAATCACCGACTTTCGTTTTAAACTTACACTTCATAGATTGCAATTGTGCCTTTTTAATTACTGTAATATCATATGACAAACAATCCCAC